TGTCGTGCGCATTGCGGTTACGATTCATCGAGCACGTTCACGAACATCGGTTCTCGTCTCGCCTTCCGCGGTCAAATCGTAGTCGCGACCAGCGTTGGAGCGTTTAAGGCGTTGAAACCTTATGCGTGACGCGTGAACGAAAAACGGGAGCGAAGCGACAAAGCGTGAAAGCGTAATACTGTTTGAAAACTGGGAAAAATACGGGCGTAAGCCCGTCGAAAATATTTTTCATTAAAGTGTTAGCGTATAAAATGTTACTTTTGCATCCGAAAATAAACCAAAGGTGGATTCCCCCATAGGCCGCGTGGTCTATCGGTCGAACAACAACGCGAATGCGAACGCCGGTGTCTGTCGTGCGAATTGCGGTAACGATTCATCGAACACGAACACGAACATCGGTTCTCGTCTCGGAAACAGTCCAAAGGATAAAAAAACTATCGGCGTACAGAACCGGGTACGTGTACCCGAATCGGTGCCGAGGGGGATGAGCCTCGCCAGCAGCGGCTTTTGCCGGAAAGGCGGAAAACAACTACGTCGGGTGGAGTTTGGTAGGCCGGAAACGGTTCGAAGAAGTCAGACCCGGAGGATTGAAGGCTGGTAAAAACAAAAAAATTATGCGTAGAGAAGGTTTTTTAATGGAAGAAATAACGGCGTACTCCAATATGGAAACATCTTTCCGTGCCGTAGTCCGTGGTAGCAAGCGTAAGCAAAGCCGCACCGGTCGCGTATTACTTGCCCGTAAAGAGAAGGTGATTGCAGAACTTTCTGAACAACTGGCCAATGGTAGTTTTCGTATCAGCAACTACCATGAAATGGAAGTCATGGAAGCCGGTAAGCTCCGGCGCATCCAAGTACTTCCGTTAAAGGATAGAATTGCCATCCATGCCGTTATGAGTGTAGTGGACGAACGTATCCGTCGCCGCTTTATCCGTACTACGTCAGCATCCATAAAAGGACGTGGAATGCACGATTTATTGAATTATATCCGTCGTGACATGGAAGCCAATCCGGAAGATACCCGGTATTGCTACAAATTGGATATACGCAAATATTATGAAAGTGTCAGTCAGGATAAGGTTATGGATTGTACCCGCCGGGTCTTCAAAGATAAAATCCTGTTGGGGTTACTTGACCATTTTGTACACATGATGCCCAGTGGTATCAGTATAGGGCTTCGGAGTTCCCAGGGACTTGGTAATCTGTTTTTGTCAAGCCTTGACCATTATTTGAAAGATGAGTGCGGCATTGAATATTATTACCGTTATTGTGATGATATAGTCGTGCTTGGTAAAAAATCGGAATTGTGGAGAGTGCGTGAGCTGATTCATAGGAAAATAGAAGAACTCGGACTGGAAGTCAAGCAGAACGAGCGTATTTTTCCGGTGACAGAAGGCATTGATTTTCTTGGATATGTAATCCGACCGGATTACGTCCGTATCCGGAAACGTGTTAAACAGAATTTTGCTCGTCAGCTGCACAAGGTGCAAAGTAAGCGTAGGAAACGTGAACTGGTCGCTTCCTTTTATGGAATGGCCAAGCACGCAGATTGTATAAGGGTTTTTAATCAATTAACAGGCAAAAAAATGAGAGACTTTAAAAGTTTGAATGTAGCGTACAAACCGGAAGATGGAAAGAAGCGTTTTCCGGGTACGGTGGTGTCCATCCGTGAGTTGGTAAACTTGCCAATCGTAGTGAAAGACTTTGAAATGGGTATTAAAACCGAACAAGGTGAAGACCGCTGTATTGTTGCTATTGAACAGAATGGTGAAGCGAAAAAGTTCTTTACCAATTCGGAGGAAATGAAGAACATCCTCCAGCAGATAAAAGAAATTCCGGACGGCTTTCCTTTTGAAACGACTATCAAGACGGAAAGTTTCGGAAAAGGTCGAACTAAATACGTATTTAGCTGATGAGAAGAGTAGAAGGAAATTCCGGAGTACAACTGCTTGAATGTACCAATCCGGTAAAAAACAAATGGCGTGTCCGTTGGGATGTTGTACCGGGTGAAGGTGATGTTGTCACTTATATGGAGGAAGAGTTTGTCTGCAAGCCGAACAGGGCTGAAATCCGGGCTTTGATTACAGATTGGTATAATCGGCAAACGGAAGAACGAATCTTATCCGGCTTTAATTATGAAGAGGTGCCAGTATGGCTTTCGCAAGAGAACCAGTTCAATTACAAAGCCGCTTATGACCTTGCGGTTCAGACTGATGGTGATACGCTTCCGGTAGTATTTAAATTTGGAACAGACACAGAGCCGGTATATAAGACTTTCACTACGATTGAGGAATTGACAAAGTTCTATACTTGTGCCATGAAGTATATACAAGATACTTTGCGTCAAGGCTGGAAGAAGAAAGATGCTTTAGATATGACTTTGTACGAGTAAATTCTATCGGGGGAAGAATAAAAAAAGCCCCCGGCCTGTTAATATAGACGCCAATCATTTATTAACACAAAACGCCACGAGTGCGCGACCGGGGGCATGTACCCTCCGCCGCACTCGTGGCGTTTTTATGTGATAAATAAATGATTGGCATTGCAAAAGTAAGAAAATAATTTGATTATGACAGTATTTGAGATATTGAACTTTAACAAGGAGTTATTAAATAGGTTATCCAGCATAGGATTTAAGTCGGATGATTGCAAGTTTATAGATTTGTATTCAGAGTATGAATACATGCGTAATAACGGGGAGAAAGTTACGTATATCGTTTCTTTCCTTTCCATGAAATACCAAGTGAGCGAACGTAAAGTTTATGCGATAATAAAGCGGTTTGGAAGTAACTGCACGACTGATGCAGTGCATATATAAGGCGTTTTGTTTACTGTTAATCCTGTTTTCTTCATATTTGCAGCATAATTATTGAAGAAAGGATAACATTATGAGTGATTTTAAGTACAAAGAACAGTATGGTGTGATTGTGGTTTGCTCTGATGAAAAGGAACAAATCCAAGTTTATGAGAGATTGCATGAAATGGGATTAACTTTAAAAGTCGTGTGTGTATGATTGTAGAAGTTAATCATAAATGTAGTGATTTTGACAGCTATCGTGCTGCCCGTGTGAAGTCTCTGTTTAATGTAGAGAAAGGGTGTGACTGGCACCATGTGGCAGAACTTCCGGATATTTCGGAGGATTGGCAGATAGGTCTTATCGTAGGTCCGTCCGGTTCAGGGAAGACAAGTATTGGTTCTAAAATATTTCCGGATGCCGGGATATATGATTTATATAGTAATTGGGCGGTAGATAAGCCTATAATTGATGCGATTGCTCCCGATGGTGATTTCAACCAAGTAACAAAGGCTTTTGTTTCTGTAGGGCTGGGGGATGTTCCTGCGTGGTTACGTCCGTTTCATGTATTGAGCAACGGAGAACAGTTCCGGGCTGGATTGGCTCGTCTGATATGTGAACATCCGGAAAACACGGTAGTGGATGAATTTACTTCCGTGATAGACCGGCAAGTAGCAAAAGTAGGTGCGGCGGCTTTTGCAAGAAGTTGGAGAAAAGGAAAGGGGAAGATTGTTTTGCTTTCGTGTCACTATGATATAATTGAATGGTTGCAACCGGATTGGGTGTATGATACAAGGGAGGCGCGGCTGAGCCGTGACTGTCTTCGGCAACGACCACAAATACAACTCGATATATTCCAAACAAGTGGAAAACTCTGGAAATATTTTCAGCCGCATCATTATTTGAAGTTGCCTTATCCTGTTGCTGCATCCTATTTTGTTGGTTGCGTAAACGGTGAACCTGTTTGTCATGTAGCTTTCAGTCCCTTCTTTCAGAGTAAAGGATATAGAGCCATGAGGTTGGTTGTTTTGCCGGAATGGCAAGGTATAGGTATTGGGAGTGCTTTTCTGAATGAAGTTTGCCGGTTACATTTGGAAGGGAAAGGGCGTTGTGGCAGGCAATATTCAACCTATTTTAATACTTCACATCCACAATTATGTAACTCTTTGCGTAGGCAAAAAGGATGGATTCAACGCAGTGCAACACTATATGGATGTAATAAGGCCAGAAATATTGCTTCCTTGAAGAAGTCGAAACAAGACCCTAAAGGCGGATATGGCGGACACTTTAGAGCGATACAAGGCTTCAAGTATGTCGGCATTCAAGGAAACGAATAAAAAACTCCTAATTTACAGATGTAAAGATAGCGATTTTAATTGATTTATGCAAGTTGTTTGATGCGTTTTTGCATTGTATTTTTATATGTAAAAAGTGTTATTCAAATGGGATTTAAACAGCATTTGAATAACACTTTTAGTGTGTTGTTTGCTTCTTTTCTTTAGCCGCTTCGTTTTTTGTTTTAGCGGAAAAATTAAACACGTCGTTTTGTTGTCAGCCGCCAAATGGTTTTGCGGATTATACTTTCTTTTTTGCAGAACTTTGTACAACTGACAGGGGCTTTCTGCTTTTATTTGTTGTTCTATGTTGTGAGCTTTCGGATGTTTCACACGTATTCGGGGGTGATTCGTTATTCTTCGTTTATCGATTTGCAGCGGATGGGTTTTGCCATGATTACGGGCTTGCTGATGATTATAGGCGTCAGGTATCTGCTGAATGAGGATTGTTGGTTGATGACAGTCGGTATGAGGGATATCGGAATTGCCGCATTGCTGGCTGTTCTGATGATGTGGAGTGTGCGGGTTTTTGTGAAATATCTGTATGACTCTACTTTTAACAGACGACGCGGAAAACGTGTGTTTATCTATGGGGTGAAAGCCGGCGGAGTGGGACTGGCGAAGAGTATCCGCAACCAGGTTGACTCCCGATATGTTGTGAGCGGTTTCGTTTCGGATATGCAGGATATGCAGGGCCGCTTTCTGATGGGGAAGCGGGTTTATCCCAACGATGAGCATTTGGTGGAGAAGATGGAGGACTTCGGAGTGCATACTTTGCTGGTTTCTCCCTTGAAGAATGAGGCGATTCGGAATAATCCCGAAATGGTGGAGAGGCTGATAAAGGCAGGTATACGAATCTATATGATTTCTGCCGCGCAGGAGTGGGACGGTAAGAGTGATCTTGACCATCGTCAGCTTAAGGAGGTGGATATTGAAGATTTGCTGCCTCGCGACAAGATAGAAATCGACTTGAAAGCGGTGGAGGAATTGCTTACCGGAAAGAGTATTCTGATAACGGGAGCTGCCGGCAGCATCGGAAGCGAGATAGTGCGCCAGATTGCCAAATTTACTCCGCAAAAGCTTATTCTGATAGATCAGGCGGAGACGCCTTTGCATGATATACGTCTGATGATGGCGCGCAAATGGCCCGACATCGAGGCGGAAACCATCGTGAGTGATATTTGCATGAAGGAACGCATGGAGGAGATTTTCGGTATATATCGTCCCGATTATGTGTTTCATGCGGCGGCGTATAAGCATGTGCCTATGATGGAGAATAATCCGGGAGAGAGTGTGCGTAATAATGTGGAGGGTACGCGTATCATTGCAGACTTGGCTGTGAAGTATCGGGCAAAGAAGTTTGTGATGGTGTCTACGGACAAGGCGGTGAATCCCACCAATGTGATGGGGTGCTCCAAGCGTATCTGCGAAATTTATGTGCAGAGTCTGGATAAGGCGGAGAAGGATGGCAAAGTGGAGGGAGTCACTCAGTTTGTCACTACGCGTTTCGGTAATGTGCTGGGCTCGAACGGTTCGGTTATTCCGCTGTTTAAGGAACAAATCAAGCGGGGCGGACCGATAACGGTGACGCATCCCGATATTATCCGTTTCTTTATGTTGATTCCCGAAGCTTGTAAGCTGGTGCTTGAGGCGGGAACGATGGGCAATGGCGGTGAGATTTTCGTGTTCGATATGGGTAAGCCGGTGAAGATTGTGGATCTTGCCCGACGTATGATTCAGTTAAGCGGAGCCAAGAATGTGGAGATTAAGTTTACAGGATTGCGCGACGGTGAGAAACTGTATGAGGAGGTATTGAATGAAGAAGAGACGACCAAGCCTACTTTTCATCCTAAAATCAAGATTGCGCAGGTGCGTGAGTATGATTATGCCGATGTGTGCCGGCAGGTGGATGAGCTGGTGGCTTCCAGCGTGAAAGAGGATGATATGGGTATTGTAAGACGTATGAAGGAAATGGTTCCCGAGTTCAAGAGTAAACATTCGGTGTATGAAGTCTTGGATAAGTAG